ACGATCTTAATCTTCTTGAAATCATCACCTTTATTTTCAATAGTAGTAATAAAACTATTTACTGCTCTATCAATTTTGACTTTCTTCCCATCATTAAATATAATTAATTTTCCTGCATCAATCGCTGCATCTCTTTCTGATTTTTTTAGATGTGGAACGTCTATTACTTCCGATAAAGGTGCAAATGTAGCACTAATTGTTAATGGTGTACCAGCAATCATTCCTGCAATTCTTGAGCAATATTCAGCTGCAGTATAAGTTTTATTTGCTGTTTTTATATCATCTGTACAGAAATTAATTATTCCTTCTGTATCTGCAGGACAATGTGGAAGTACTGCTTTAACTTTAATATCCTTAGTACTTCTTAGTTGCTTAATCCAAGTAGCAAAATCTGTTGATCTTGAAGTAGTATTTGCTTCTGTATCAGGCTTACCATCTGAAGTATAACCAATGCCAGGTATTGCAACGTAATCCCATTTTGTGGTTTCTAAATAATTTTGAGATTCTGAGTAATCCGTTGCATCCGGTGTCTCTATATAAGCAATGACTTGTTTTGGAGGATTTTGATATCCGATCATTGCAAGCTTAATTTGTTCCTTACTAAAAGCTGATAAACTTTCAGGAATTTCATCTATAGTTTCCATTTTTATTGGATTAAATGACTGTAATGGCATAGTATCTTTTAGAATAAGTACTACTATTCCTCTTTCGCCTCTTTTTATAGCAGTTATTCCAGCCTGTTTAAATACAATTTGTATTGACGGTTCTCCCATTCATATTCCTCCTTAAAATTTAATATTAATTTTCTCTGCACTAGGTGCTGGTTGTACATAATCTTGCTTTTCTTCCGTTATTGTTAGATTAAGCGTTAAATATATTTCAGCATCACGTGGCCCACCAGTAAGCTGTATTATTTTAACTGCTCTATCTCCCATTTTGAAATAACCTTTTTTAAATATTTCTTTTAATGTGTCATGCATATTGTATTGATTTTCTGCATCTACATTGTCATATTCATCCCAAGGTGCATAATAAACAATCTGAATGAAAATATTATTGTCCAATACATTTCTATTCAAATCATTAGTAGATCCATTAATATGCGAAATCAAAAAAGAAGGTCTTTCAAAGTCTTTTCCAACATTTTGTATATATACAGTTAAATCATTATTTTGTGCTATTAAAGTACTAATAGCAGTTATAATTTCTATTATCATAATTTTCACCCACCGATTTTGTCTAACATTTGCTGAGTCCAATTTTCGAGTTCTTTTTCTGCTTTTGGCTCAAACATTTGAAATCCATTTTCCATAAAATGTTCACCTGGTATAAATTTTTCACTTAGCATTACACCATTTCCGGTACAACCTTTTAAGTATTGTGCTGGTAAAAACCTTCTATTTTGAACATGTCCATCATTTACCTTTTGCGCATATTCAACATCAGTACCACACTCAGCACTATCATCATCTATTATTTGAGTGTTAAAACTTGATCTTAATCTTCCAGTATCTACATTCACTAATGGCTTTAATTCAGCTTCTAGCATTAAACCAAGCTTTAATAATTCTTTTCCTTTTTCTTCTGGATATTTGTTAGTTATACTTGCTAAAGCCTTTTGCATATCTTCTAAGCCTTCAACTTTAAATTCATCATCTACCATAATTACACTTCCTCTTTATACGTAACATCAGCTTCAATATGATGATTGTTAGGATAATATACATTCCCTACTATATATTTATTTGTAGTGTTTAACTTCACTATTGTTACATTTGCTATATCACCACTTTTAATATCAACTAATATATTAGGGATATACAGTCTTAATTGTTTAGTAAAAACTGCCTGTGGCTGTGCTTGTACTAATGTTCCACTAGATTTCCCTAACCTACATTTAAAAGGTTCTAATGTAATTGGTAATTGTGGTTTTGCTATATGAGTTATAGGATCTTTTTTTGTAGTTGTTCTAGTTATTACACAAATATCATCATGCCTCATAGCGACACCCTCTTATATCTATCTAAAACAGCGGATATTTTAATTGGCATTTCCAAACCGTTTTTATCATAAGTAAAACTTGTGTCACCTTCAGACTCACTTAATAGTCCTAATCTATCTTCTCTGCTTTCTTTATATTCCATTGCTACTAACTTAGTAGCTGCTAAACTTAAATCAGCAGGGATAGCGTCATAACCAGCAGTATATGTTATTTCGATATAACTTTGTTCTGAATTAACATACTTAAGCCTATTGCCCATAGTTAAATATTTGTAGTCAAGCAATTCAACATAACCTGGAAATATTCTATAATTAGTCATCCCATTATCATCTGGTACAGTATTTATTACATTTCCATCAAGTCTAACAATATTCGTTATAGATTTTATTGGAGTTTCCTTTGTAAAAATCTTATGATTTATATTATGTTGCTCGCTTGTATAGGTATTTACATCAAAATGTCTATGACAATAATTTTCAATAGTTGCCTGAATATCTGCAATTAATAAATTAATAAAGCTATCATCTGAAGTATCTGTTAATGGTACTCTAAGATAGCTTTTTACATTTTCTAATGTTGTTAATGGCATTTATACCACCTACTTTCCAGCGTTTGGATCATCTGTCTTTTGGCCTTTCTTTTCAGTTACAATTTTTGTGTCTTCCAATGCTACTTCTTCTCCATATCCTGCTGCTATAACTCTTTCTGCTGCAGCATCCTCAAAGCTTGCACAATCCTCTATTCTGTACCCATCTAATGGCTTTGTAAATTTAACTATCTTCATTTAATAATTCCTCCTTAAAATTGAAATTCTGCTTTTCTAGCTTTTATTAATTTTTCAGCAAGTGATTCATCAATATTGATTATGTCACCTGTTTTTAAATCTGATAGAGTTCCGGCTTCTTGCCTTGAAACAAAAGTTAATAATTTAATTTTCATATTGACTCCTTTTAAAAGGCTATAAAAATTAATTCATAGCCTTTCATTGTATTATTTTAAGAAACCAGTAAGCAATGCAAATGCGGCTGGAATAGCAGTTTTACCATCCAAGCGTTCCCACATCTTGACCAATACTTCATGATTTTTAAAAGCTTGATCAGATTGGGTATTCATTTCGCTTCCCATTTCACCTTTATCAAATAGGTAGTAGTATTCTAAGTTTCCGAATACCATTTCTGAACATGTAGTTTTTGCATTTACAGTAAGATTCTCTGGGAATAATGCAGTAAATTCTTGTACTGGATATCCATTAAATTTAGCAGGAACTCCTGCTTGAACATCTCCATTAGTCCATAAATATCTCCCTTGAGCATCTTTGAATAACTTAGCTTGTCTTACTGCACCAGTATTCATGTAGTAGCATCCACCATCTCTCCAATTTACATCAATAGAAAATGGTAAAGATACCATATCATCAGCTATCAAAATATTTGTTGTGGCCGCATTAATGCATGGTACAGCTTTTATCCCAGGTGCATTTATTACACCTTGAGGCTGATTAATTCCAGTGCCTACAATAATGGCTAAGTTTTCAGCTTTAACGAATGCTTTAGAATACTGTTTAACTAAGTAATCGTAAAGATTAACTGGTGTATCTGTAAGCAAGTCTTTTGCCATTGCTGTATATCCATCTAATCTAATAACACTATAGTTCAAGCTATTAAATGTTGGAGCTGTTGGAGTAAGTGGATTTGTATCACTATTCTCCCAAGTAAGATTTACTCCTGTAGCACCTACTGGCCATGTACCACCTCTAAACGTTACTGGAATTACTGTGCACTTATTTCTCAAAGCAACTGGATCCGCGGTAACTCTATCTATAATATCATTTTGAAATTCTGTTGGAAGTAATTCAAGTCCACTTCCTGCTGTACCTCCGCTTAAATCCTTTGCAACTCCACCGCAATATTTAGCAACTTCAGTTCTGTTATTATCCATCTTTGCTTGGAAATATTTAAGTGTCTTTTCTTCTTTGCTCATTTCATCAGGTTCTTTTTCATTAAATTTAATTTTATTTAATACCTTTGTGAATCCTTTTTCTTTTAGTATTGCTTCTGTTGTTCCAGCTACTACAGCTGCTAATTCTTTTTCTGTTAATCTTGGCATATTATTTTGCCTCCTTCATAATTTTTTCTACATTTTCTGCTACCATCTTTTTAATTTCTTCTTCTGTATATTCTTTTTCTTCATCACCATCAGATTCAGCACTATCTGACGTCTTAGAAATCATGTCTTGTAAAGCCTTAACATGTGTGCTGATTCCCTCACATGCTTTTGTCACCGCTTCAATTGTAGATTTACTATGTGAAGCTCCACCCTTTTCGAGTTCTCCTTCTAATCCCTTAATTTCTTCACTTAATTTTGTGATTTCAGCTGTCTTTGTAGCCAATTCTGTTTCATGAGTTTTCTTTATGTCACCAACTTTTAATTCAACTGCTTTATCTATTAAAGCTTGAACTGCTTCTACTTTCATATTTTCTATATCCTCCTCATTATTTTTATTTATTGCATCAAAAAAAGCCTTTGATATTTTACCTTCATCAAAGGCCCTTTGCACTGCATTCGGATTACAAGGTACAGCCACCATACTAAGTTCTAATAATTCCCACTTAGTAAAATCATAGCCCCCTTGATCATTGGGTTTATATTCTTTAGGTATAAATCCAATTGAACTAGCGTTCATATATTTATTGGAATATAAATAAAACCACTCTTTGCCATTGTCTGTCTCAGCAAATTGTATTTTAAATATCATTTTAGAACCTACTATATTAACATCTAAGGCTCTACCAATAACACTAGGCTTTTCAGTATAGCCATAATTGTGATTGGCTATAATTACAGGATTATTCTTGTAATTAGTTAGGTCGGCACCAGACATGTACATCTTATCTCCAACTCTATCGTAACTTTCATCTGATCCAATCATTTCAATAATACGATTAGCTTCATCTAATACCTTAACTTCCCATGTAAACTGTTTTAGTTGTTTATTCAATCTTTCACTTCCTTTTGAGGCATAATAAAAAGCCTTATTTCTAAGACTCTAATAATTTAATTTCATATAAGGCTTTAAAATAAGTTTCTAATACATTATCAAGCACACTTTTCATTACATATGCTTTGTCGTAAATATCTTTAGTTTTTCTAGCATATTCCCACATTGATATAGTATCTTCCAGTATAGAACCTGTAAATTTAATATTTTCTGAGCTATGATAACCTTTCATCATTTCTACTTTAATATTTTCTTTTATATCTCTTAACTGATAATTCAATATTTCTTCTATACTGCTATAAGCTTGATGCATGTCCATTGTTTTGCTAGAAAGTACAATAACTTTCTTATATTTTTCTGTGATTCTATCAAGTCGATTTTCTATTTCATTAAGCTTCTCTTTAAATTCAGTATCATCAAGGCTTAATTTAATTTTAAATACATTGTTACTATCCATTTAAATTCCTCCTTAAAATAAAATAGAATATTTTATTTCTCATGTATAAAAAATATTTCTAAAGTTGCATACCCCACACATAACGCTTTTAATATTTCTTCTTCTTCTAGTTTTTTAAATTCATTTACTGGTATAGCTAATATATTTCTGCCAACCACAAGACGATTATATTGTACCTTGGCTTCCTCGTAATTAGCACACTTAACCTCAAAATGTGTTTTTCTTCCGCATATAACTTCATGCAATATATCTAGCTTATTGTCAATATAATTTATAATTTTAGCTTGCATTTCAATTATTCTAGCTTTTATAATTTCATCTATAACCATATCTTTAATATCCATTTCTGACATCTCCTTTTAATCGAATGTAGGAATAGTTGTACACCTACAATTTATTACATTATCGGCACTTCCACCACAGCCAGGGCATTCCATTTCCTCACCATTTACAATAAAGCTTTTATCTAAATCAACTTTTTGCCCATCTGCCTCAGCGTGCCACTCCCTTTCTCTTCCATCTAGAGCGGTCAACCACTGCTTACCATTTACTACTCCACTTTGGTCATAACTCAGTATAGAAGCATTATTTGATGCCCCTATAACCTCCGTTCTCGCAATACTTTCTATTCTATAATCTTTCATGCCATCACAATAATCACTTATTCTATTAATCAATTTCGGAATGCTTTCACCTAAACCTTGACCTTCTACCAACTGATTTTTAATGAGGTCTTTGGTAGTAGAATTAATATATTTTATTTGGTCACCACAATATTTTTCTAGCCATGCCGTAACCTTTGGGTCATGCAAATTAAAAGATGTGCTTACATTTAATTCATCCATGACTTGGTCGCCTTTGTCAGCCATAATCTTTTTAAGCATAGGTAATATTTGTTCTATTATATAATCTGATTCCGTTCCACCATCTAAAAAATTTAATATATCATCAATGTTAATTGATTTAATTGCTTTATGTGATTTTATATTTGAAATTATAGTGTCTTTTTGATGGTCAAATACTTTATTCCAAACTGGTTTCATATCTTTTTCAAACTTATCTGTTTTTTGTACAAAGGCTTTCCAGTATGCTTCCTTATCTAAGTTATCAAATTGTGATTTAAGTTTTTTTTTAATGCTTTTCTGGGGTTCCTGTATATCTTCTATAGGTTTAGCTTGTGCAGCCACACTTGGTAATGCAGTTCCCATTGGTTGTAAACTAACAGGTTGATATATTATATCTCCATTTTCTAAATGTGGTAGATTCCATCCCATAAGCTTATTAAGAAAATCTCTTGTTTCATTTTTAGTAAGAGATTTATCTACTTGGCTATCAAGTACACTCTTAACAAAGTCTTTGTTCCTTGGAACTGGATCAGTAAACTTAAGTTCATCAGCATTTCCACCAAACATAGGTATAAACTCATTATTTACTACATCTTGAATTAAATGTAGTAATGGTTTAATAGTATGCATAGCAAAAGTATATTCAGCAGCTTCAGCTGTGGACCTATTAACATCATCTGTAATACCAACAATTGATTTTGGTACTCCAAATGCTCCTAAAATTCCATCCCTAGTATTATCCTTTAGGTTAGATATATCTAAATCTTTAATATTAATATTTATAGGTGTAAAGGTAACTGAACCACCCTTTGTAAATAGTATTTCTCCACTATTCTCTACACCTCTATGTTTATCCTTATACTGTTCAACTGCTCTATTATATTCGTCTTCTTCCATATCAGGAAAATTGACAATGCCACCTGGCCTTGCATCATTGTAGAAAAAGTTCTTAATATAGGTTGAAGTGTATTTATCAATTTCTAAGTTATTCCCAGATGCTTGAGCTGGTCCTTTTCCCGAATAAGGATTCAGTAAATCCGGCAAATTAATAAATATAACTTCATCGATATTTAAAGGAATTTCAGTTTGTGCAGCCTTATACATATAGCCTTTTATGAAGTCATTTTTATCGGGAATAACTATCATATCTAATGGATTTATGCACCATATTTCCTTAGGTCTACCAACTCCATCTTTAGCAACATACCAGAAGCACCTACCTGTCAATTCAAGATAAGCCGCTGACTTCCAAAGAAGTTGGTATTGTGACATAAACCTATTAGGATGTTTTAGTACCTCTAATGCAGGACTGTTTTGCTGTACTACATCTCCTTTATATGCCTTCCATTCACTACTACCAATATTCTGACTTATACGATTTACTGCAACAAATAACCACCCTTGTTGCCCATATGACCTAAGAAAATCAGCTGTATTCATCTCTGGTGCTATAATTCTTTGTTGACTTTGAACCCCATCAAACATTTTTCTTTTAGCAGTGTTTACTACTTTTGTTACTGTCTTTTTAAAATTAAAAAATCCTATCTTTCTCACCACCTTTCACTTAAGCCCAAGTCATTTTGAATTGTCCTGTACTTTTAATATCTCCAATTCTATTTGCAAATTCTGATGTTACATCAGCAGCATCATCATGAAGTGAAAACTTCTGTCCTCTAAATTCCTGTATTTGATCTGTAAACTCTGAATCTTCTTCACAAAATATAATTTGACCTTTATTCATAAATGGGATGATAGTAGAAATCTTATCATCTTTATTCTTTTTCTGAGCTTCATTGATGATAGTTATCTTTTTATGCTTTAATACAGGGTCATTTTTTATCGATTTCTCAAGCATGTTTGCATCTGCTCCATTGAAAGTATTTTTTTCAATGTATACATGCGTTATATCGAGAAACTCTTTTAATAACTCAATCATGTGTTTAATATATTCGTCAAAATCAGTTCTAGCATTTATTTTTGCAAGTTCTGCTTTACGAGCATACTTTAGATTGTTATCAGCTTCGCTCCCAACTAAAAAAGCACTATAGTCAGATGTAGTTTTGGCAGTTGCACCAGGGTCAACACATAACATAGTTTTTTTAAATTTATGTGTCTCTATAATTGCCCTTAACTCAGTAGCAACAGTTTTAAACCACTTCTCTCCTATAGAATCTACATCCCCTTGGACTTCTTGTTTGAAACTATTTGGATTTTCATAATAACTCATGGCCATATCTAAGCAATCCCAAAACTCTGACCACAACATAGGGAATTTCATTTCTTCCTGATGCGACCAATAAAATTCTTTAGCATCTTCTAAATGTGTCTCAATTTTAAAATTAAATAAGATATCCTTGAACTGTTTCCATAAACCAGTATCAAAATAATTATCAAGTCCATTAATATTGTGACCTTCTTCATTTATGAAATCATCGATCAAAACACCTTTTTTATTTTTAAATTTCCATGTTGGTAACTTCATTAACCTACTGTAAAAACATTCTTTGTGTTGAAGTGTTCCAACAGCAATAAATGTAGTTCCTTTTTTAATTATCTTACCAGCACGATATAAAGCTTTCTGACTAGCATATTTAACATCATCGGAAAACCTCTTCCATTTCTTTGCTCTAGCATCTTCAGTTCTAACATCATCTTCACTTTGATAATCATCAAGGATTATTAAGTCCGGTCTGCAATTGTCATATTTACGACCTCTCATTGGAGAACTTGAAGAAATAGCTTCTAAAAAAGATACATTCGTGAACTCTAACTGTGTAGAATTACAAATGTATCTTTTATCTCTATCATTTAATAGCTTTCCAAAAGCCTTTTCAATATATTGGTTTTCCAAAAAGGTATTCTTTATATCTTTTATAAATTTTTCAGCAGTACTTCCTATATCAGAACAAATTAATGTATATTTTTTAAATTCATAACAATGACACCAAATGGTTGTAGCAAAAGTACCAAAAGCACTCTTCCCTGTACCTCTTGGGAATATTCTTCCTATTTGTTCTGGCCCATCTCTAATAATAGAATCTTCTATGTCTTCCCATAGCTCGTGATGAACTTCTGCTATAGGTGCTGCTGCATTATCTTCCTTTTCCAAAAATACGTCTTGAAGAAAATACAAACAAAAGAATTCGAATGACCTTTTACCTACAGACCAAGCAAGTCCATGATAATCAAACAAGTGATCTTTATGCTTATATAAAAGTTCTTTGGCTTTTTCACTACCATATAGTTTTTTTAAGTAGGTATAAAGTAACCTTCTATTCTCTTTATTTTCATCAATCATATTTCACCTCAACTTCAAAAAAATTTATAGAAAATGTGGAACCCAATAATCAAATTTTCGCCCTAATCTTTTTTGGGGGAATTTTCGTTTTTCTTAATATAAATCTAGGAAATAATCATTAATATATATGCAATAAACTATGTATATTCTTTGTTTTATACATATATTATTCACATGTTTTATACATTTCTTTATGCAAAAACTAAGCAACCCCTTCTATGTCAATAGATAAGCCATTCTTTATCTTTTAACACTATACATTTATTTCGGGAAACCATGATTTAGCGAAGTAACTATTGATATTAAGCCATTTATCTATTATCCAGTTTGGGAAATATTATTCATTATCAAATTCATTTATTTCTTGATCTAATACATCACTACTAACCTTATCCTTATCGTCTCTATTGTCATCAACTTCAACTCTTGATGTTGCTTTGCCATGACATCTATCAAGAATGTCTTGCGCTGCTGATTGTGCTATCTTTTCATTATCTGACTTCAATTGCTTAACCATGACCTTAGATGCATCTATTAGAGCACCTTTAAATATAGCTTTGCTTTGAAATGAAATCTCACGTTCAAATTCGTTAAGCTTGGCTTTAAACTCTTCTGTTTTCTCCCAATACCAAATAGTAGTTCTTGATATACCTAATTCCTTTGCTATTTCACACTTTTCTACACCAATGGCAATCATTTCAGCACACTTTATTTGTCTTTCGTCTAACACATTATCACCTCCATTCTATTGAACGCCTTACACAGTTTTATTTATTTTTTTATACATTTCTACCCATTAACATAAAGGCTATATATAGTACTTAAATTGCTTGTAAAAGGCACTTCGTATTTTACATATTTAATAGGGGTTCACCAGTGAAATTATAATACTCTTATAGTTTCATTCTTGACCCCCTATTGGTTGTTTTTCTATTATCTTATTAAAATCCACATATAATGAATTATCTTGGTTCAATTTATATCTTTTCACTCTGTATATATAATTGCCCTTTAATTCTATTGTTAAAGCAATTGTATTATCTCTTATCTCCATCATTTCATTAAATGTTATCTCACCATTAAGGTATCTGTTTTGAAGAATATTATATGTCTTTAATCTTGATTTATTTTTCCAATAACTTTTATATTCTTCCTTGGTAACTTCCTGGATTGTATGGCTTTCCTTATTAAGTTTGAAATAGAAAAAACCATCCTTTGATATTATCTTTTTCCCCAATAGTTTTAAATCCCAATTGCATATAGTTGATATACCTACATTGCTCTTGTCACTTAAATAATCTAATGTGGCTGGCACATCTTCTTTACTTTTTTGAGTGCGCTCTTTAAAATATTCTGTAAACTCATTGGTTTTCTCAGTATTAAATACATACCTACACATGTTATTTACAAGTTGTTTATCTGAATTATAATCTTCAACAATGTAATAAGCCTTCCTTGATACTTTTTCTTTACTTATAAGTTTATAACCTATATTGCTCAATCTTTCTTCAAGCTTATGTCTCTTTTCTATAGTCTTAAGTCCTTCAAGACTTATTCCTAGCATCTTTGCTAGTTCATTTCTGCATACCTTCATTTTCTTTTTTCATTATTCTTAAAACATTCCATTAGATCTCTTTTATTAAATGGATAATAAAATAAATCCATCTTTTCGCAATCTTCTTTGCAGCCTTTGCATAGGTCCGGAGACTTAGCACATATTACATTTCCATTTTTAAATCTAACATTTAATTTAATTTTCTTTCTTTTGCTCATGGTCTAAATCTCCTTTCCACTTGAATTTAAAATTTAGGCTATTTTATTAAAAAAGAACCCTAAATTAATAGAGTTCTAAATCTTATTTTATATTGTAAAATATATCTTTTTGTTTTTTATATTCCTTTAATATTGCTTTAATGCTGTATTCTATAGCGTCCTCCAATTTGCGCAGATCTATTTTTTCAATATCACAGTTTGTCCTGTCTAATGAATCCTTACAAATATACTTTTTGTTTTTCTCTACACAAGTTATTGTATAATAATTAAATTTATATTTTTTTCGGAAATGAATACTATTCATATATACATCAATTGATATTTCTTCATCACCTAAAACTATTTTCTTATCTAAATATATTAAACCATATTTATTGCATAAATTTCTGAGGAATTCTTTAACTATTTTTTCATCCATATACTCACCTTCTCCCATATAACTAATTATACAAAAGTAGGTAAATTCCTTCTAAATATTACATTTTATTGGTAAGTTATTACTTTATGACCTGATAGAGTGCAACAACTTAAATCTCTCTCACTAATATAATAAACCAGTAGATACTATATACTCGTGCCGCGGAGGGAACCACCTCACTTTCATATATATTTGTGTTTCTGCTGGTCTATAAGCATTAAAAACACCCCATATCGTCTACATATCTCTCAAGTATCAACTTAAGACTTCAACTTTACAGGGTATTTATATAAAAGGGGTTTAATGAAATTCTTGACAATATTATTATATCTCATTTTTTAGGTATTTTTTACTGACTTTCTACTGTTTTCCTTCTGTTTTTCTACTGTTTTCCTATAATGAGTAAAATTCAAGGAATATATTTCTTCATTTTCTTTATTGCATCATATTCCATTTGCTTAATTCTTGAATAACTTAAATTTAATTTCTGTTCAAGTCTCCAGTATTTTTTGCGTTCTATTAGCACAATCTGAATTATTTCATTTTCTTCATCATTAAGCATTGTAAGCGCGTTATCTATTCTTTTTAATTCTCTTTTTTTAATTGCCTGCTGCTTATATAATTCTTCTTTCTTTTCCATTAACTTTTCAGCTTGCTGCTCTACACTAGAAGTTATCTTGTAGGTCTTTCCTGTTCTTTCTTCTGTACCTTGTCCACTTACGCCTAATATATCTTCTTCAATTTCTTGAACCTTTATGTCAATCTCTTGTATATCTGCCTTAAGTTCTTTATATTTTCTTATCCTATATACTGTATTATTCATAGGCTAGTCCTCCCTACGTGGTCTATTCTTAATCTTTTCTAAATGCTTATGATATTTACTCATTATTGTTTCTACTGATATACCAAACTTTTGCAATAGACCTATTCTTGCCTGCATTAAGTCAAAAAACTCTTCTATAGCATTATCTAAATCTAAATTTTCTAAAGCTTCAATAAATTCTATGTCCTCTTCTTGAATCTTTTGTACTTGTTGAACCATTGTTATATTACTTAAATCAATATTTTTTAATACAATGCCTTCTTGTTCTAAACCTAATATTGCTAATCCTTTTCTAACTCTGCATCCTGGAAGACCACCTCTTAAAATATAAGAGATTTCTTTTTTTATGCTTCTTCCTGTATAATGTGGATTTCCCCAGCTTTCTTCACCATATTCAGTTTTATATATTAGATCATAGTCCCATTCTTTTAATATTAATGTATCTCCTACTTCAAAATCTCTATCGTCTTTTCTAAATTCAAATGTCTTGCTGCCATCTTGTACAGCTTTAAAATATTGTGGTAATATCTTTAATTCATGTTCCATTAAATTTCCCTCCAAATCTTAATTATTATTTAAAATATCCATTGCAGCCATTTCAGCTATATCCATTTCTTTATCAATATCTCCTGCTATAAGAAAATTTCTAACAGAATAATAT